GGCCTTCTGCGCCGAGATACGCGCCACGCTCACGCCCGACGAACTGGACACGGCAGTCAAGCGCAACCGGACCATCCGCGCGGGCTGCTGCGCCTCTCACGACTTCTGCGATGCCAACGTATGCATGATCGATGCTTGGCAGAAGGCGTTTGGTTTCGAATGGCACAGTGTCGAGGACGGCGACGAGAACGACCCGGTTCACATGGCGCGCATCGATGCCGAAACGGAACTGTGCAACGAAGCGTGGGACGCCGCACGCGAATCCGAATTCACCCTGCAGGAGGTGCAACCGTGACGGCCAGACAGTGGGCGCGTTGCGCGCAGTGCGGACTCGCAACCTACGTGTGCGCCAAGCGTGGCTGTCCGCCGCGCAAGGGCTACGTGCTGGCGCAGCGCAAGGGCGCGTACAACGAACGCCATGAGAGCGCGCACCAGACGCTCGCAGAGGTCAGCGCGGAGTGGCAGCGGATACGCGATGCGTGGGAGCGCGAGGTGGGCGCAGGCGTGCGCTCCGACGAGTTCCCGGTCGCCTTCGTCCGCAAGGGTGGCCGTTCGTTCGGCTACGTCTCTTGGAACGGGCGCGTGTGGTCTGGCGGGCCTAAGCAGTGGACCCCGGACACGCCGCTGCTGCAGGAGGCAACCCGTGCCGTACCGTAACCCGCTCGTCATCAGCATAGGCCGCAGGCACCTGTTCGCCGCGCACGACATGGCGGGGGCGCGTAAGGAGTATCTGCGCCTGCGCCGCGAGCATCGCAAGGCGCACCCCGGCGCACCGTTCCCCCCAGCCAAGGTGCGCGACGGCAACCGCAAGGATCGCCTCGTCGCCTGCATCAACAACGACGGTCGCGTTTACGAACCCGGCAGCGCGTTCTTCGATTGGATCAAGACCAAGCGCGGATTCTGACGGCTGTTGCGCTTCAAGGACGGAGCGCAGCGGCGGTCGCGATCACGCCACCGATAACCCGACAGGAGTTTCTACCCATGACCCAACAATCCCCGGCCTGCGGCTATCCTGACTGCGCCTGCGGGCGCGAGGCGGCTGCGGCCCAGGCCCGCGCCCAGGCCCGCGCCCATCACGCTGCTACCCATGTCGCGCCCGTGCTGTCGCACCTCGCGTTCACGGTCGCTCGCATCGCACGCGAGTCGCGAGTGATCGCGCTCGACCTTCACCGCCGTGGCCTCGCGACCAAGCTCGACCGTGCCTACCATCGCGGCCTGCGCGTCGGCGCACGCGAGATGGAACGCGAGGTCGTGCGCTACGCCACCAAACTCATCAAGGAAATCACGCCATGACTTTCACCCTGACGCCGTCCCGCAAGGTCTACATCATCAGCACGTCCGCGTGCCACTTCGTGAAGTACCTCGACCGCGAGCCGCGCCAGCGGTTATACGCGGCGCAGTTCGACGCACGCCACAAGACCCGCGAGCAGGTCGAGCAGTGGGTGCGCCACCAAGACAACCTGATTTTGACCGGAGGAGGAGGCTACCCATGACTGAGTTCAACTGCTTGAACGGCCAGATCGACGACGAGGGTTGGTTCTTCACGTTCGGCTATGGGCATCGCCTGAAGAACGGCGAGAGTTTGCAGAACCGCTACTACCTGTCGCACGAACCGGATTTCGGTAAGGCGCGGCTGGAGATGTGGAAATTGCGCGGCGCAGTCTGGGCGATGCAGTACCCGATCTGCGACCTTGCAGGACAGGTGGCCGACTTTGGCCTGACCGAAATCACCGCAGAGGAGTTGAGCGAATGACGCACGCGACGAAGCTTTCCGAGATAGCCAGACTGCAGCACCAGATCGACCTGTACTCGACCCTCTGCATGGCGTGCAAACACGACACAAGTCCCAACGTCGTGCGCGACCGCACGAAGCTCGAGGGTTCACTCGCGGCGGCACGCGAGTTGCTGGCGCGGCTGAAGAAGGAGGGCTACGAGTGAACTACCGCAAAGACGAAGAGGCTCGAGCCATCCTGCGGCGCGAGTTGCGCGACAACCTCGTCGCGTGCCTGGGCTGCATCTGCGTCGGCACGCTGATCGGCCTGTTCATCGGCCTCTCGCTCCGTTTCCACTGACAACCCGATAGGAGGACTACCCATGTGCCACGCAATCCTGAGAGTCAGTTTCAAGAACGACAAGACCATCCAGAACATGCAGTGCGACACGCCCGGTGTCATGCGGACGAAGATCAGCGAACTGCAGGCGAACGATCAGGTGAAGCGCATCGGCGTGTTCGTGTGCCAGCAGCACATCGAGCGCGTCGAGAAGTGGACCGCGAAACCCTACGAGGTTCCCGGCGATGTGGTGCAGCAAGCATGAAGAAGACCACGAAGAAACCCGCTACCCCGGCCAGGCCCAAGCGCAAGCGTCGCAGCGTGCGCGACCCGGATCACTCCATGTCGTGGCGTCAGCGGCAGGAAGCGAAGGGCGCGATGTTCGTGCAGTTCTGGACGCGCCCAGAGGTGGCGTCGAGGCTCAACGCGCTCATTGCGGCGCGTCGAGCTATCGAACCGCTGCGTCAGCGCAAAGCGATCAAGCCGAAAGACATCATCGAAGACCTGATTCTCTCAGCACATCTGTGACCATCTGAATTCGTTCGCCTACCCACACGAACATCGGTACGGCGAACGAGTTCCCCAGCGCCTTGTAGCGGGGTCCGTCCTTTGCGACGTGACCCCGCTTTCCCATCGGGATGGCTGTCCAGTCATCGGGGAATCCCTGCAACCTCTCGCACTCACGCGGCGTCAGCCGACGCACCGCCGTCAGCGAACTCGCCACATCGGTCTGGCTCGCCTCAAGTTGGCTACCCTGACCGCTCGACGGGTACACGTTGAACGCGGTGAGGGTCTCGACCGTGTCGACATCGGTCCCCGGCGGGCGGTCGCCGCCGGTTTGGTTGCCGCCAGCGCGCAGCGTGGGTGAGATGTCGGAGACGAACACCGCGACCTGACCACCGGCGTCGGCACCGCTGTACAGCGGCGGCGTGACTTCGCTGGGCGCACCGTCCTTGTCGCGGGTGTAGTGGCTGGCCTTGAACGCGACCGGGATCAGAATCGCGCCTCGGCCGGTGCCATCTTCCGACGCTGCCCGACCGTGAACGTCGAGCGTGCGCGCAACGACCGGGATCATCGTCTGGCCCTCGTCGAAGGTTGTGTTGACGCCCTTGTGCATGCGCCTGGTGAGGCAGTTCGCGACCGCCGGGATCAGCGTCTCGGTTTCCGGATCGGTGCGCTTGCCGCCGTGGTGACCGCCTGCGTTGAGGCATTGCGACACGACCGGGACATCGGTCAGAGCAGGGACAGTTGTGGGAATGGCGTGTCCTGCGGCGGCTTCGTCTGGTCCGCATCGCCAGCCGAGACCGTCTGAGGCTCCGTTCGTGAGCGCGCCGACGGTTTCGGAGACTGCTCCACTGTCACCACTCCCGCTACGCTCTGCAGCGCCGCCAGCAAGGCTGCGGGCAACTCCTTCCCGCGGCGAGCGGCGCGGCGCAGGATCCCCGCGCAAGCTCGCGAGCTCAAGAAGTACCGCTGCGGCAGGTCGGTAGTCTCCAGAATATCCGACAAGGATGATGCGACGCCGCCGCTGGGGAACTCCGCAATACTGAGCGTCAAGCACTCGGTACGCGACTCCGTAGGCGTCAGGAATTCCGGCGACGAATCCGGCGGTCTGCCAGCCTCCGGGTGGGACTTCGACCACTGTTCCCGTGAGCAAGCCCAGAAACGCTGCAAAGTCTCGTCCTCCTGAACTCGAGAGTAGGCCGGGGACGTTCTCCCAGACCAGCCAGCGGGGGCGATATCGTGCAGCAATCGCAGCAAATGTGAGGGTGAGGTCACCACGCGGATCATCAAGTCCTTTTCGGAGTCCAGCGACCGAGAATGACTGGCAGGGTGTTCCTCCAACGAGAACATCGAGGTTTGCATCGGGCCACTCCTTGAAATTGGTCATGTCGCCCAGGTTGGGAACATGTGGAAAACGATACTTCAATACTTCGCACGGGAACGGGTCGATCTCCGACGCGAACACGCACTCCCAGCCGAGAGCGTCCCACGCCGCAGACGCGCCTTCGATGCCGCTTGCTACTGATCCGAATTTCATCGCGCACTCCCAAAAAGGTCGCAGACAGTTTCCACATCAGTGCGAGGGTTGCGATGGTGCGCCCACTGCTCCTGCTCCACGAACGTCTTCGACCAAAGCGCCTTGGCGATCTCGACGTATTCGGTGTTGCGTTCCTCGCCGTCGCTGCGCTTGCGGTGCCTGCCTGACGGATGCGCTTTGCGCTCCATCACCCAGCCGCTGGCCTTCAAGCTTGCGCCGTTCTCGCTCGTGTAAATGTACGTCTGGATTTTCGCGTAGCCCATCGCCTTGCCGATGCGCGCCGCCGCTGAGTACAGGAACGAGCAGGCGTTGTAAGTGCCGTCGCTGCACATGCGGGTGACCTCAAGAATCCTGGTCGGGTCGAGTCCGCTTGTCGGTCGACCGATGATGGCGCACGCGACGAGCGCTCCGCTCGCCGTCAGCGCGCCGATGCAGAAGCGATGGCCCTGCGCGCGTTTGTGGTGCCGGTGATGCTTCTCGACGAATTCATTCGCGTCAGTCAACTCCAGAGGGACGAGACGCAGCTTTACCTTTTCGTGCAGAACGAACGTCATCCCAGCACCCTTGCACAAAACAGCCACGGGTTTCCTGCTTCCCGGCACTCGCGCCAGGCCAGCCAGTCCCACGCGACGGTGCCAGCGATCAAGAGCAACACGATGATCGTGATCGCGATCACCCTGCCAAGTTCCGCATCAATCTTCATGTTTTCTCCACGCCTTTCGTGATCTCGGGCTGTCTTCAGGAAGCGACATCAGTTCGTTTTGTGTGTACGTGCAACTCATGTACGTGTAGCCCAACTGCCTCATGATGTTGCCCACGCGATTCGCCTCGCGGCGCTCAGTCTTTCCGATCTCGAGCTTGAGCGCGCCTGTCAGGATTTCGCCGGTCGTGACTCCGCTCTTCAGTCGCGCTTCCGGCTGGTCAAGCCAGTACTCAATCACGGTGACCCACTCGTCGCGCACGACGAACTCTGTCGCCGCTTCCGCCGCGAGCAGACGCGTCGCCTTGTCCTCGATCCACCACTTCTCGCCCGCCTTGTAGCGGTGCGTCGCCTCGGCCCACAGTTGATCGCGATCGGAGCGCAGCGTCTCGAGGTCGATCTCGTCGCAGACTTTCACGGGCCAGAAGCGCACGTTGCCGGTCGGATCGGACAGCACCTCGCTCGGGTTCGACGTGCCGCAGAAAACGCTGCACCGCGGGATGGTCTGCACACGGTGCGCGTACGCTGGCCGGTACGTGTCTTCGTAGGTCGATATGAACGACTTGATCGATTCGACATCGTCGGCGCGCTTGAGCTTCGCCAGTTCGGCCATCTCAATGATCCAGACCTTGCTGCACTGTTCGATGGCCTTCGTGTTGTCACCGCCGATGCTGCCGTTCTGCACGGCGAACCACGGCGAGCCAAGCACCCTGAAGACTTCCGACTTCCCGGCGTCCTGCGCGCCGAACAGGATCAGCACGGTCTTGACCTGACACCCCGGCTGCATCGCACGGGCGACCGCCGAGATCATCCACGCCTTGCCGACGAAGTTGGTGAATTCATTGTTCGGTGCGCCGCAGTACGTCGTGAGCCACGTATCCAGCCGGGGCGTGCCATCCCACTTCAGCGAGTGCAGGTAGTCGCGGACGGGATGAAAGCTGTTGCGCTTGGCGACGAGGTTCACCGCGTCCTTGAGCATGCCGCGGAAGTACAGCCCGGTGCGGTCGTACCAGCACTCCAGCATCGTGTCGTGGTGATCGGCCCACTCCTCGGGCTGCTCGCCCCACGGCGTCGGGCGCGTGGTCGTGACGCGTTGCCTGAGCTCGTCCCACGCCAGCACCCCGGCCCACTCGTCGGCGTAGAGCAGCGGCATGACCGCGTTCTCGGTGCAGCGCATGGCGGTCTGCTCGCCCGCGACGATCTTTCCCTTGACCAAGTTCGTGCGCCACTTGCAGTACTTCCAATGCTTCGCGACCGCAGACAAATCCCACTGCTTCCTCGGCCCCGGTCGTTCGGGCGCTTCGGCTTCCGGCTCGTCTTCCCGCGGCATGAGGATGCCCGTGCGGGCCGGTTCCGCCTCGTAGACGTGCCGGCGCATGCGTGGCTCGCCGCCGACGGTTTCGATCAGCCAGTTGTCGAGTTGTTCGGGCGACCAGCCATCCTCGAGGAGCGCGTTCGCCGCGTCCCACTTCTCGTTGCAGTCCGAGACGTTCAAGATCCACACTTCCGCCGCGATGCCACGCAGCCGCTCTACAAGCTCGCCCAGCGCGTGCGCGCCCGCCTCGTCGGCGTCGGGCCAGATGTACACGGTGCGGTCCTGCAGCGGGTCGAGGTCGGCCTTGGGGACGGCGTGCGAGCCGCCTGGCCACGTCGCGGCGACCCAGCGCCCGCCGCCCAGGATTCCAGCGGCGTCCGCGCTCTTCTCGCCCTCGACCAAGCACACGGGCAGCTTGGGTGACGCCGTCAGCAGGTGCAGGTTGTAGAGCGGGCGCGGCGCTTGCCAGTGGCCGTTGCGCCAGCCATCGTCGGCGTAGGTGAACGCCCGGTACGACTTCCAGAGCGTCCCTTCCTTGTCCCACCATTCATATCTGCCGACGTAGAAGAGGATCTCGCGCCTTTTGCCGTGGTAGGTCCAGACCTTTTCGAGTTTCCACGGGTGCGGTGGATCCTCGCTCGGCTGGATTCGCATGTCGGGTTGCGCCGAGAACTCGTCGGGCGGCGCGTAGCATTTGCGCTTGACCTCGGCAGGCATCAGCTTGGGGAACGGGATGACCTTCCGCTCCGTCACGCCGCCGGTGATGATCTCCACGGCCCGCTGGAACGAACAGCCCTCCTTGCGTTGCACGAACGCGATCGCGTCGCCGCCGACGCCGCATGAGTGGCAGAAAAAGAAGTCCTTGTGGGGAATGACCGCGAGCGATGGCCGACGGTCATTGTGGAAGGGGCAGAGTCCTTTGTACTCGCGCCCGTTGCGCTTCAGTTCGACGTAGAGGCCGACAACTTCAGCGATGGAAAACGTGGCCTTGAGGCCAGCAACATCGACAGCCATGATGTTCTCCTGTCAGGCTGCGATCAGTGCATTGACATTGTCCCAGGTAGCCACGACCGGCACGACGACACCGTCGTGCGCGGGCGCTCCACTGCCGCGATACATGAAGCGCTGGAAGTCGCTGCGGTGCATCCGCCGGTCCCAACTTCTGGGGATGTACTTCAGGATCATCAGCGGCGCTGTGAGCGGGAAGTACGCGAACGCGTCTTCCGCGAGGAACGCAGGGTCGATAGCGAGGTCGGGATCGAAAGCCCAGCCACAGATCAGGCGCTGGTCGCGCGCCGCCTCGGTGACCGCAGGCAAGATGATCTGCGCCTCTTCAGGCACCCACAGTTTTGCCGCTGGCAGGATGATCACCGCTGCAGCCGTCGCGCCGAGCGCGCCCAGGAAACCACGTCGAGAGATGTTGACCATTGGATTAACCTCGTGCGCGCGTTTTTGCTTGCCGCGCCGTGTAGATGTGCATTGCCCACCGCTCGGCGCTCGCATAGCCCTGCGAGATCGCGTAGCGGACCAGTTCCTCCAATGTGCGCGCTCGACGTCGCGCAGGGTCAGTCTTCTTCCGCGGCTTGCCGTAGCGTGATTTCGCGAGCAAGTCCGCGTTCATCTCTTGAAGCTCGCCGTCGACGCGCTCGGGTGCGGCGCGTGATGTATTCCAGCCGATGACGATGGCTCCGCACTCGGGACAGTAGCGGAACGGTTTGGCGAATGTGCCGAAGCACACCTTGCAGGTGAAGACTGCCGGTGTCTTTTTCTTTTTCTTGCGACCCTCGAGCGACCACTCGCGCACC